TCCGCCCCGGATCAGGACCGGAACTTCGACCCTCCCGCCGCTCGCGAGCCTCGAAGGACATGGCGAGACGCCGCACCGCTGAACACGTCGCCGATGATCCGCGTCAGTTCGTGCAGGACGCGTTGCGCTACGCCAGAAAGACGGCGGAGGACCCCGCCGCCGCCTCGATGCACGCCAGGATGTCGTGCGAGCGCTTCCTCCGCGACCACGAGGCCGCCCAAAAGCCGGACAGTCAATGGAGCTTCGACGACCTCGCCGCGCTGAAAGCGATGGTCTTCACCGCACAGATGCCGAACATCAAAGGACCGGAAGCCGGCAAGAGAATCCGCCTGATGGACTGGCAAAAACTCGTCTACGCGAACGTGTTCGGCTTCAAGGAACGCGCGACCGGAGGACGTCGCTTCCGTCAGGGTGTCGTCTACGTCCCGAAGGGCAACGGCAAGACGACGATCTCCGCGCCGCTCGCGATGTATATGACCTTCGGCGAGAACGAGGGCGGAGCGGAAGGCTACGCCGCCGCCGTGACCCGCGATCAAGCGCGCATCCTGTTCGAGACCGCACAGAACATGGTCCGCCGTTCGGACGACATGCGGAAGCGCTGGGGCGTCGGCGTCCTGACAAATTCGATCTTTCAGGAACGGACCGCGTCGCGCCTCGTCCCGATCTCGTCCGACGCGAAAGCCCTCGACGGGCTGAACGTCGCCGTCGCGGTGTGCGACGAGATCGGATCGCACCGGACGCCGGAGGTCTACGAAGCGCTGTCGACCGCGATGGGGAAGCGACATCAACCGTTCCTGCTTTCGATCTCGACCGCGACGCAGAACAACGCCGGGATCGGACGTCAACTCTGGGACTATTCGCTCCGCGTCCTTCAGGGGGTGCAGACCGACGAGCGACTGTTCTCGATCATCTATTCGATCGACGACACGGACGACCCCTGGGAGGAAGCGACCTGGATCAAGGCAAATCCCGCCTGGGGCGTCTCCGTTCAGCCGGACGCGATCCGCGCGATCATGCGTCAGGCGCGGAACAACCCCTCGCAGGAAGCATCCGCCAGGACGCGGCATCTGAACGTGTGGATCGGCGCCGACGAGCAACTGTTCTCGACCCGTCAGTGGACACTATGCGCCGACCGGGATCTGAAGCTCGAAGACTTCGAGGGCCGCGAGTGCCATCTCGCGCTCGACCTCGCCTCGAAGACGGACCTCGCCGCGCTCGTCGCCGTCTTCCCGGAGATGCGCGACGGGGACGTTCATTACACCGTCTTCTGCCGCTGCTATCTGAACGAAGCCGCTGTGATGGAAGCGCGGAACGCGTCCTATCCGGGGTGGGCGAACGCGAACGAGTTGATTATCACGCCAGGGAACGAGACCGACTTTCAAACGATCGAGGACGACACCTCCGAGTGGTTCCGTCGCTTCCGCGTCCTCTCGATGGCCTATGACCCGTGGCGAACGACGCAACTCGCGCAACGTCTTCAATCTTTGTCCGTTCCCGTCGTCGAGTTCCGGAGCACCACGCAAAACTTTTCCGCGCCGACACGCGAACTCGAAGCCGCGATCCGCTCCGCGCGCATCCGCCACGACGGCAACGGACCCCTCGCGTGGTGCATCGGCAACGTCGTCGGCCACACCGACGCCCGCGACAATGTCTATCCGCGCAAGGCGCGACCGGAGAACAAAATCGACGCCGCCGTCGCGCTGATCATGGCGATCGGACGCTCGATGCTGCCGGGGGCGACCCGCTCCGTCTACGAAACACGGGGGCTAATGACGCTGGGATGAACCCCGCGACGTTCCCGCTCAAAGTTTACCAGGGCGACACCTACTCGTGGAGCTTCGCGCTTTGGCAGGACCGTGACCGCACGACGCCCGTCGATCTGACCGGCGTCACCCCGAAAGCGGAGATACGCGACCGTCCCGGTGGACCACTCGTCCTCGCGCTGCCCCTCACGATCACGCTGCCGAACGTGATCGTCGCCGATCTCTCGCGCGACGATAGCCTCCGCCTCGAACGCCGCAACGGGGTGTGGGACCTGCAACTGACCCTCGACGACGGAACCGTCTCGACCGTCGTCGCCGGTCATGTGGTCGTCACCGCGAGCGTCACGGACTCCGCCGCATGATGGACATTGTCACCGGCAAGCTGGGCGAGACGCGCTCGATCGACATCCACGTTCGCAGCGGCATCCCCGGACCGCCCGGACCAGAGGGGCCGCCTGGGGGCGTAGGCCCGGCAGGACCGGAAGGACCTGGGGGCCGCGCGACGACGATCGTCTTCGAGTTCGGCAATGTGAGGACGCCGGACGAGCTTCCCGCCGATGGCATACTCGACGCCGACTGGGATGGGCCAGGACGACCCCCCGTCGACCTCGTCGTCGCGATCGGCGAATCGCTCGTCTACCAACGACAATTCGATCCGGACGATCAACACCTGTTCGCCCGCGTCGAGAACGGATGGACCGACCTTGGGCCGATCTCCGGCCCGCCAGGACCAGCCGGACCGCAAGGCATCCAAGGGCCTGAAGGAGCGGTGGGACCGCAGGGCGGAGCCGGACCCGCAGGGCCACAGGGCACGCCAGGACCGCGCGGAGGGCAGGGTCCGGAAGGACCGCCAGGACCATCCGGGCCACAGGGCCTAGTGGGTCCTGCGGGGCCACAGGGCGTGCGTGGGCCAATCGGAGAAAAGGGCGACCAGGGCGAGCAAGGAGACAAAGGCGATCAGGGCGCTACCGGCGACACTGGACCGCCATCGTTCCCCGACGCGCCACCGGGGCGCACTTACGGACGACTGAACGAAGACTGGATTCCCGTCCTTCCTCTGACGGGCGGCACACTTGACGGCGATCTAACAATCTCCGGCTCGACGCGCTTCCTGATCGACGCACGTGCTATGGGCACGCTGACGCTCGATCTCGAACCGACACAACTCGATCACGCCGCGACGAAGCGCTACGCCGACTCACTGGTGCCCGATCTCTCCCCGTATCTCGCGCGCGCTGGCGGACAGATGACCGGACCGCTGATCGTCGCGACCGGCACTGGTGTTACCAATCCGGGGCTGGCGATTGGCGACAACTCGACCGGATTCTACCGCACCGGCAACGTCGTGATCCCCGTGGTGAGCGGCCAGCTTGTCATGCAGTGGTTCTTCGACAGCATAATGCTGGCCGTTCCGCTGAATGCGGGGGCGCAGCGTATCTACAACGTCCAAGATGCGGCGGCGGCACAAGACGCGCTCAATCTCCGCACCGGAGACGCCCGCTATCTCGGCAAGTCGGGCGACACCATGCGCGGCGATCTGGCGATGTCACCCGGCACCGACATTTTTCTCGCGCAAAATCCGACCACCGATATGCAAGCCACACCGAGAATATATGTCGACCAACAAGTCGGTGGCAGGCTGACGCAAGCGCAAGCCGACACGCGCTATCTGCAAATTGTCGCGGGGGGCATCGTTCAAGGCCCGGTGCAGTTTCTAAATCCGCCCGCGGTGCCTAACGACGCAGCGACAAAGGGCTACGTCGACCAGCGCCGCGCGGTGTCGCTCTTGGTCGATCTCTTGCTGGATGTTCCCGTTCCTTCTGGCGTGTGGACGACGCTCTACACCACGACGTATGCCATCCCGCGCGGTGGCAATTCGCGCGTGATGGCCAGCGTGAACGTGAACACAAAGAACCCCAGCGCAGCGGGTCAAGTGGTCAAGTTTGGCGCACGCATCGCAGGCAATCCGCAACGGGAAATCTTTGGTTATACTTTCAATACAACCCAATCGACCGGGTTCAGTGTCGATCTGTTTGCCAACGTCAACGGCAACAATCCGACCATCACGATCGAAGTCTGCACGCTCGACGTAGGCCAGCCACCGATAGGTTTCACCGTGGTCGGCGGTGGCGGTAATGACCGCTCGCAAATCCTGATCGCCGACATGGGGCCGACTTCATGACCTTCCGCGAGCGTCTCGGTCACTGGCTGCTGGGATCGCCGCAGTCCGCGCCGGAGACGAAGGACTCCGCCGCCGTCACCTCGACCTTGGGCGGTCTCGGATGGCCGCAGCCGATGCTTTACGCCGCCCTGGGCGGCTACGCGTCGAATACAGGCGTTCCCGTTACCCCGTTTACCGCGTTGCAAGCCGCCGCCGTTTATGCCTGCATCCGCGCGATCTCCCAGGACATTGCGACGCTTCAGCCGTTCATCCGCCGTCGATTGATTGGCGGGGGCTATCAACGCGAACTCCGCCATCCGCTGAACAAACTGTTTCGCCGTCCGAACCGCTGGCAGACATGGTTCGAGTTCATCGGATACGCCGTCTCGTCGATCTGCCTTCGGGGGAACGCGTTCGTCGTCGTCGAGCGCGACCGCGACGCGAATCCGATCGAACTCGTCCCGATCGCGCCGGATCGCGCGACGATCATGCTGACCGACGACGGCGAGCTT